ATGAAGAAGCCTAAGAACTGGTTCTACCTAGTCGTGAACGGGCTGTTGTTCGTTGCCGGGCTTGCAGCACTGTTGGCCGGCGGTTATTGCACATTTCGTTTGCAGCCAGCTGCGGCAACAACGTTCTTTGGAGCCGGGTTGGTGCTGCTCTTTGCATCTACCATTGATCGCTTCGAAACTCTGAAGGGATTCGGCATCGAGGCCAAGCAGCGAGAGTTGAACCGGACCCTATCGGAAGTGAATACAGTCCTAGAAGAAGTGCAGCGGCTGAATTTTTTTACAACCAAGAGCCTGGCAGCGCTCTACGCCAAAACTGGCCGCGTAGCTGGAGCCCCCAGCGCCGAAGAGATTTATTCAGTAGTAGCAGCATTCAGAGCGAGTTTAAAACGCAGTCAAGCAACGGATGACATGCTCCGTGAAGCACTCTCGCCATGCGTCGAGGTGATGCTCTTCGACCTGAAGCACGCAATTGCTAATCCCGTTATGAGCGCCCTAGCGGAAAAGGCTGCGGAGCTTTGGGGAGATTTCCAGGGCACTGATCAATCCGATACAGCCGCACGCCTTGGTCGGTACGGGGCCTGGAATAAAATTAACGAAGTGAGAGTCGCCGTCCAAGACTTCCGAGACTTCTCAGAGACCAACTTCCCAGGCAAGCTCATTACATTGCTACGTTCATCCCCTGCAAATGAGGTGCCGGAAGCCGAAGAGGCCGCGAGAACGCTCGCGAGCTTCTCAGCAGACATCCAGAGCCTCCAGCGCAAAGGGATAATTGATGATCCAGCAGCTTGGTTTGCAACCGCCGATAAATAGCATGTATCAAACGCTAGGCTAAGCAGTTCCGACGCAGGGGCTTGGAAGGCGCATTCGCTAGACCTTGTGCCGCAGGCTATTCAATCCCGCTTTCACCCACGCCTTCCGGCCGTCCTTCGCTCTTGGCTTGGTCTCCTTCGGCGGTCGGCGTGGTTCCAGCGCTTCCTTGATTCGCGCCAGCTCTACTGCACCGGCCTCGGCCAAGCGCCGAGCCTGTTGCTGCTGCTCACGGGTAGGTGGTAGGCCAAGCAGTGGTGGCGGCGGCTGGATCGGAGTGCTGTCGGTCAGCCGAGCGACGGCCTCACGAAGGGGAAGATCGGGATACAGCCTGGCCGCACACCAGCGCTCGCCATACCGCTTTGCCTGCCGCACATTGGCTGCCCTAACTTCCTTCACGTCCCAGAACTTCTGGCCTTCCATCCACAGGCGCACCCCGGGCCCGCCGTCGGGGGTAACGCTGGCCGTTTCTCGGCCGTTGTACCAGAGCGCCCAGCGCTCACCGGTCTGCACCCAGCCAGAGGGAATCGGAGCGGTGCGGAAGCCGTGAGAGGAACGCATGGCCGGAAGGATACGGCTCCGCGTCTCAAAGGCTGAGAAAGCTACCTTAACGTTTCAGGCGCGGCCAAACGCTCGAACTTTCGTCGCAGCCACTTGCCCTTTCGACCCAGCCGTTTGGCCGCAAGAGCTATGGCGTCCGCTCCGAAGTTCTCGATCGCAACCAGCAACCCAAGCATCTCCGCATACAACTTCACCGCGTGCTCTGGGTCATCCGCAGAGACCATGCATCTGGGACTATCGAAGTCGTACTCGAACAGGCGATCCAGGTCAGCTTTCAGGCCGTCGACGGCAATCACAAAGCACGTCACCAGCCCAGTTAGCTCACCATCCCCCAAGGTCCCTTGTGCGAGAGCAGCACGGCACGAAGGGATCGTATCCTTCGGCAATAGAATGGTGAGCCGCACAACCCTTCCCTGCATGGCCTGCTCTATGCAGTCTTCGATGTCCTTTGCCCAGCCTCGCGCCCGCGCGATATCGATCCCAGCCACGATCTCTGCTCCGACGGACAGCATTGCCGCCCTACTTACCCGTCGATTTCTAAGCATCTCCTGCCCGGTGGTCGCTGCGAACGTTATCGCGCCGCCAACCAGTGTTGAGATGATGACCTTCCAATCGAGATCCATACGTTTTCCCCCTGACCGCAAGGGATAGTCTCACATGGCCAAGCCAGGCCAGCTAAATCGGCAGGGCGCCGCGCCCAGGCACCCTGCCATAGTCTCAGCTGGCGCGATTGGGCTCCGCTACGGTGCGGCTTCCCTCGCCTTCTGGAATAGGAAATGAGCGACGAAACCTTAGTGAACGGGAGATTCGTTGGCGACGACACGACGTCAACACTGACCCTTACTGTGGCCGGCGACGTTCAAGTAACCGTGATTCTGAACGAGCCTGGAAACCAAGGTAGCCAGCGTGAGATCCGACGCGAGGCAGCGATCAAGGCCGTCGAATTGCTGCTGTTCGAAGTGAATCGCGGACCCGTTTGACCCTGGATGCCCGTCCGGGCGGGTCCCAACCATCAGGCAACGTCGCCCTGTCTGGTCGGCCGTCTCTACACACCCCGGGCACGGCCGACCGGGCTACCCTCTGGCTATGTGCGGCCGATTCGTCCAGCTCCCCGTGATCGACTTCGGCCAACCGGGGCTGGCTGACCTTGCCCCCGCGCTGGCCGAGATCCAGCCCAGCTACAACCTGGCTCCGACGCAGCGCGCCTCGGTGATCCTGGATCACGGCGAAGGCCGTCAGGTCACCCGGTTGTATTGGGGACTGTTGCCGTTCTGGGCGAAGACCAAGGCAATGCAGGGCAAAGCCATCAATGCCCGCATCGAGACGGTCGGCGAAAAGCCCACCTTCCGAACCGCATTCAAGAAACGCCGCTGCGTGATCCCCATGGCAGGGTACTACGAGTGGTCGATCAGCCCTGAAGACGGAAAGAAGGACCCGTGGTTCATCCACTCCACCGAGCCGCTGCTGGCCGCCGGCCTATGGGAAGACACCAGCCCGCTGCTGCCCGACGGCAATCTGGGCACCTTCACCATCATCACCGGCGACAGCAGCGGCGTCTCGGCCGACATCCACGACCGCATGCCGGTCTGGCTCCACGTCGACCAGATCGATGACTGGATGGCGGCCAGCCCCGACGACGCCATGGCGATGCTGCTGGCAAGCTCGCCTCCATCCATGGAGGCGTACAGGGTCAGCCGCGCCGTCAACACGCCACGAAACAATCGCGAAGACCTGCTCCAGCAGATTGCGTGATGCCTACAGCAGGGTGGCCTGGCTGTCGTCCCAGCTTTTGATGATCAACTCCCCGAACTTCTTCCCTCTGCCCTGCCCGCCGCCGATGGTGTAGTCAAGCTGCAGCGGCACCAGGTCGAAGCCGGCGAACACTTCGCGGATCTGGGGGTGGTCATTGATCGAGACCACAAAGCGCCCGGCCGAGGCACGCATCAGATCCGCCATGGCCTCGTACTCCGCGAAGGGGAACTCGACGCCATACCCCTCTGTTTCCCAATATGGCGGATCGAGGTAGAACAGCGTACCCGGTCGATCATAGCGCCGCACGCACTCTTGCCACGGAAGGCACTCGATCACGGTGTTCGCCAAGCGAAGATGCACAGCGCTCAGCTCCTCCTCGATGCGCAGAAGGTTCAATCGAGGACCGCCGGCAGTCACCACACCAAACGACTGCCCCTGGACCTTGCCACCGAAAGCAAGCTTCTGCAGGTAGTAAAAGCGCGCTGCGCGCTGGATGTCGGTCAAGGTCTCCGGCCGCTCCATCTGCGCCCATTCGAACATCTGCCGCGAAACCAGGGACCAGCGGAACATGCGCACGAACTCGTCCAAGTGGTGACGCACGCAGCGGTACAGGGACACCAGCTCGCCGTTGATGTCATTGAGCACTTCCATCTGCGCTGGGTACGGCCGCATCAGCAGCGACGCGGCGCCGCCGGCGAATGCCTCGACGTAGCAGTCATGGATTGGGAAGTGCGGATAGAGGTGCTTCAGTAGGCGGCGCTTGCCGCCCGGCCAGGAAATGATTGGCTTGGGCATGGGTTCTCAGTATTTGCGATAGGAGGAGCCGACAATCCCGACGCTCTCGCGAGGCGACGGGGCCACGGCCAATGCCAGGTGCTGAGATCACCTGTGTTGCGGCGCTGTCTGGATGCTTGCCGGCATCTGGGCAGCGCCCTGTTTCGTTAGATGACTACTTCTACCAACGGGAGATTGGGCGCGGCTTCCAGCAGTCGGCCACCACTGACCCAAACGTTGTACGGAATAGGCTGCTGCAGCTGACCGAAGGCACGCATCTGCGCGCCGTCATAGGTTGTCAGGCTACTGGTGCCATCTGCATTGTGTGCAGTGACCGTTGCCAACAATCGCGGCCGTCCGCTGACGAGTTCGCCGAATTGATCCCACAAGTCAGTCCGCATCAGTGAAATGCCTCTCCAGAGTTGCTGTCTGCTCGATCACGACAGCCTGTTGATCCACGACGACCTCAATACGGATCGACTCGCATTGGCCGTGCCAGGTTCCTTCAGAACTCAGCACCTGCACCAGGTCGAGCGGCAAGATCACCCCGATCTCTCCTGCCTTCAGCGGCTTCGGGAACAGAGGCACGGTCAGATCCACTGCGGCCTGTTCACCGCGATCGCACAGGATGTTGCGCCCCCGCTCGGCTGCGGCGGCAGCGACGTTGATCAAGGGGCTACTTACCTGCTGCGCGAAGAGCTGGCCCGCTTCGCCGGCCTTTCGCACCTTGCAGGTAACTCCCTTCCCGGCCAGCTCTCCCGTGACCACCACTGCGTCATACAGGGGCGCACTGCGCATCTGCAGGCTTTCCGTCAGCACAATGTCTTCCTGCAGCACGTGATTCGGCGTTGTCTCCCGCCACAGCCATGGGCTGGCCGGGTAGCTGGCGCGGACAACCAGTGTGAGGTCCGAGGGATGGGATTGCACCACCCCGCCACTCGCGCTAGCGAGCGTACTGATGGCATCCAGCGGCGTGCTTGCATCATAGAACCAAGAACCAGGTGGAACCGACCAATCCACCGTGTCGTACTGGCTGGCAAACCCGGTATCGGTCAACTCCTCGGCCACAAGCTGAGCCATGCTGCGCTCCTCCGTGGTGGCCTTGACGCGAGCCGGGGCATAAGGCGGCGCCAGCAGCGCTGTCCTTGATCGCCCACTCAAACGCACACCACCCCCAGCAAACTCGCGCTGCTTCTGGAAGCTCTCGATGATGCCCGTCCAGACGTAGCCGTTCAGCACCAGCTCGAACTGTCGCGGGCCCGAGGCTGTGGGCTTGAGCAGCCCCAGCTGATCTGCATCGGCCAGCTCGATGTCAAAGGTCCAGCCCCAAGCCGAACGGCCCGCACTGAGAGAGACGCGAGCCAACTCGATCGGCACCCGATCAGGAAGCCGCACAAATGAAACCTCATTGATCACGACGTAGGTCCTACGTTGGGGGCGCACCACATAGCACGCCGAGATACCAAGATTCAGGGGGGCCAGACCAGGAACGCCTATCACGGCGCAACCGAGGTTGAGGCCGACACGGTTGCCAGGCGGGAACGTGGGATCTGGATCAGGGTCGGGCCCTGGGCCAGGCATTGGGCGGACTCCCCAAGGAACTCGACGCGCAGCGCCCCAGGGCAACCGGAAGGCCCTTCGGCTGGCAACTGGATTTGTCCACGCAATCAAGCTATCGGCACTAGCCGGGGTCAGCCGACTACCCCATTGCAAACCGCGAGAGATCCCCTCGGCAGCAAGCCAACGAGCAGGCAACGCGGTCAATCGCCTCAAGCTGTGCATCGAAGAGTGCCACGCGTACAGCGCCTGGCAGACTGCAAGCGGAATGCCCCCCCATCCCGCTCGCCACTTGTCACCAACCGGAGCCATGCCGGTTCGCCACACAAACCCTGCCTCCCCTTGGATCAAACCGCTCAGCCCCCAACTGATAGAGACTTCTCGCCCTACTTCAAGCGTTTCTCCCCAACGTTGGTGGACAACCACATCAACCGCAGCAGATCTCTGCCAATGGAGCGATGACAGCCGACCGAGCCGCCCAGATGACGCCCAGGCGATTGCAGCGACCTGTCGAATTCCCCTGATAACCGGCTCTGGAGCATCATCGTCCCAGTACACCCCAAGGTTGAGCCCAGCTCGTCGCGCATCGGCCTCAACGGAAGACCCCAGATTCAGCCGTAAGCGCAAAGGAGGAGAATCGATCATCAGCTTTCGGCGTAGGGCTGAACCCAGTCCTGAATTGCCGAGTTGACCTCACCCGTCCCGTCAATTCCTACCACCATATAGCGGTGGCTAGGAGACAGTCCGCTGACCAACCACTCCCCAGCACCGCTACTAAGGACCTGAGCGCAGCAGACGAGCGTGCTTCGTTCCAGCACAAGCACTCGCCCTCGGAAAGGCTGATTCAACTTTCGAAGGCGCCCGTCGCTGCCAGTCTGATCTGGTGGCAACCCACCGATGACACCCCGCCCACAAAATTCCAGCGGGCGCGATACCCTCATTAAGAAACCCTGCGCATTCATTAATCCCATGCTCCACTTATGCGAATGAGTAGCGCACCACGCCATCGCCCGTCGACTTCGATGTTGCACGCACGGTTGATTCGAACAACCAGAACTCGATCCGTCACAGTTCCATCGAGCCCTTCAATGATCATCCCATCCGGAAGACTGTCGACAATCCCGATCTGTTGCATTGGTGCAAGCGCCCCAGGAAGCTCACCACGCGGAAACCATGCTCCATTTACAAACCTAACGGACTCGTAGAGGAGCCCCAAGGTCGAGCCACTTGGGTAGGCCCCGGTGCCAGAACCGCCGAACTGCAGTCTCCCGCGAAGAATCCCAAAGAAATTGCATGCCACCGCACCGATCGCAAGAGTATGCGACCTGGCAACATACAAGCCGCATGAGCTTTCACTTGGAGAGAAGGTGTAGTCCTCCCAGCTCAACGAATAGGCGCTTTCCACATACCCACCATTCCACTCCTGCGGATCAACGCACGCAATCACGAATCCATGCATATCGCCAGGCTTGTAGCTAATGCAATCACCGGCAAACCAACTAAAAAAGCTACCTGCGTTGCGTGTGTCGATGAACAGGTAGATAAATCGTTCGTTGGCAACAACTCGCCAGCGGCGAGAAGTTCCATCCAAGGTTATCGACTTCGGCAGAAGCACGCCATTGGATTTCTGAGCAGCAGCGGGAACAGGGTTATTTCCTGATGACGCGGAGGTCATCGACTGATAGCCACGCGCAAAGCCATGTCGGGCGTTCCCCACGGTTGCGGAGTCATCAATGCGGAGGAAGTACCCGCTGCCGCTGACCAAGCTTCCTCGGTACGCACGCACGTTCAGAGCGCTGAACTCACGGGTCCATCCCGCTCCGGTCTTCCTCGATGCCCCCACGCCATACCCATCCACGAGAACGGCATCTAACAGCGCGACCAGGCTGCCAACCTGGCCAGTAAGCTGCGGTGCTCCCGGATCAGTGCTTTCGTAAACGGTTGGTACAAGACTCATAGATGATTACTCGCTTGGAATATTGCCGATGACCTGAAAACGGGTGGAGTCAGTTGCGCCCTCCGGCGTACCCGGGAGCGTCGTACGCATCATCCAAATGGGTGCCAAGCCACCGACGGTGTTAAAGCGAACAACGTTGTTCGTAGACCACCCAGTTCCCCACCCCTCCTTCTTCATCACGAAGTACGGCTGCCCGGTGCGAGGATTGATGGGTGCGAGATCGGTGGTGGTGTTTCCGGCAGAAATCGTGCCGACCGTCTCGCCGATCACCTCAAACTGGGTTGCACTGGTAAACCGCACCGCCCAACGCTCAGTGATCGCGTCCTTGTTCGTCACGGCGAGCGGATAGTCCGTGTCGTTGTAGGTGCCGGGCGCAACACTGCCGCTCGGGGAATCGGCCCACACGTTGCTCCATGCAGCCTGGTCGAACAGACTCACCACACGCGCCTGCAGGTCCAGCGACCCGTTGGCCTCGCCCAAGCGCAGTGCGGTGCTGATCATCGCCTCCCCCACGGGATAGTCGTGCGTCAGGGAGGTGTTGATCTCGATTTCCCCGGTGATCTGAGGCTGAACCACCAAGCGCCGGTCCTCGACGCGCTCACTGATCGTCAGTGGCAGCGTGTACGCAGCCAGGTTCAGCGGGTCACTGAAGCGCAGATTGCCAACGTCCAGATCCGCCGTGAACCATGCGGCGTCGACCGGACGCCCCGCCGCGTCACGAACTTCAATGCCTGCAATCCTGCCGCGACCAAAGGTGACCAACTGTCCCGCTTGCGGCGAGGGCACCACGTGCTTCGCCGTGTGGTGGATCAGCACGGTCTGCCCCGGCTTGAACGCCGGCGCACGGCCGTCGCTGGGCAGACGCACAGACGACAAGCCGATCACTACCTCCGATAGCGGAATCGATCGATACACGACCGCGCCCATATAAATCGTGCCCGGCAGCACGAGCGTCGGTCTCCAGACCTGATCCCCCTCAACCTGATCGGGATCAAACCAAGGCTTGCCCTCGTTCCCGGCCACGGGCACCAGCTGGCCGAACTGAACCTTGACCACACCACTTTCCCAATCGACCTTGCCACGAATTTCCGCAGCTGACAGCACACCATTGATATCCGCAGTCACCGTGAGCAACTCACCATCGATGCGGGTCGCGCGCAGCGTGAACATGCCAGGGCGCAGCGGTGAACCGGGCGCACGGAAGAAGCTGACGGCCACGCCCGGGTCGGCGATCCGGGTCAGCAGGGATTGGATCTGGACAGTGTTCTCGCCGCCTGCCAGCCACTGCACCAGGTTCACCACACCCGCCGCGTAGTCGATCGTGCCTGCGTAGATGCCCGAGCCGGTGGCGGGATCGATGGAGTGATACAGACCGCCGCTACGGTCTACGTACGTTCGCCCACGGAATGCGAAGCGGACGCTGCCCGGAACGATGCTGTCGCTGATCGTCGGGGTGAGCTGCAGCTGGACCGCAGGCAGCGGCATGACCTCCTGCGCAGACTGGGCGGCCTGGCCGGCGAGCATCCAACCGGCTGAAACGATACTGCCGGCGGAGAACTGCGCCAGCACGTCCAGGCGCTCGTAGCCAACCACCTTCAGACGCCCGGAGCGGATCTCGTACACCGGATAGGAAACCTGACGGACCATGAACTTCCCCGCCTGCAGCGATACCGCGCCCGTGCTGTAGTTCACGGCGCCCAGCACAGTGCTGAAGGCCGTGTCCCCAACCGAAACGCCCACCAGGTTGCCAGTCCCGTCATCCTTTGCGATGACTCGCATCGCCTGAGGGGCCGATGACAGGTCATCGCGATCACGCCGCACACTCACAAGCCAGTCGAGAAGAACCGTCCCCTGCCTCACCGGGCCCTGCGGCAAAGTAAACGACACGATCCCGGCCGCGTCCGGAACAGGCTGAGGCGCTGCATGAAGGGGTTGCCCCCAGTCGTAGGCGATCGAAAGCTGGCTATCCGCATCAGGCAGATTCAGCGGTCGGAGCGAGATCTCGCCGGTCGAGTAGCTGATCTGTCCACGAACCTGCCCGCCGATCAGCAAGCCGCCGTTCCCGTTGTCGGTGACCGCCACATTGGCACCGCCAACTCGCAGCGTCAGCTGCACCGTCCCGGGAACCGCCGAGCCCTCTCCCAGCACAAAGCGGAGCGCCGGCGGGAGAATAGCGGTATCGCCGACCCGGGCTTCCGCGATGATGGGCGTGCCCCAGTTGGAGATGATGCTGCTCTTCAGATCCGGCAGCGCGCCGGCGGTTACCACGACAGAGCCGGTCTGGTAGTTGATGGTTCCGGTGCCTTGACCAGGCTTGCCGAGCAGACGGCCGCGGCCGTTGTCGGTGAGCCTGATCCAGCGGCCCAAGGCGCGGTAGTCGACCACCACCGTACCCGGGGCGGGCAGCGGGGTCAGCTGGAACAGCCAGACCATGCCCTGGTTGTTCTGCGTCACCTCAATCTCATCGGTGAATCCCTGCATGGGGATGGAGCCCGCAGGGGACGCGGTGATGCTGACACTGGTACTGCCGACACCGCTCGCGTGCGACAACGCTACGACCCCGCTCTGATAGTCGACCGTACCGCTCCAGGGCGTCGCCACGGTGGAGGCGAGCCCGCCCGTACCGTCGTCGGTGAGTTCGACGCTACCTGCAACCACCCTTACTGCGCCCACCACCAACCCGGTACCGAGGTATCGGCTGACCGGCACGCCAGCAGCAAAGCTGGCACTGAAGTTCTGGCCGAGGCTGCCGGCAGGGCCGGACGGGACCTGGCTGATGGTGCCCATGCCGGCCAGCACGTCACTGACCGAGGTTTCGGCCGTGGAGGTAGGAACGATGGAGACGTACGGGGTATCGACCTGCACAGCCAGATCGCCCGGTTTCCCAGCGACGGTGAGGCGCTTGACGCTGTGATAGCTGGTCGCCTCCACCACGTTGGTCTCGTAGATCCTGGTCGCGGGCTTGGTGGCCGAGTACCGCACCACCTCCTGGCCGTAGAAATCGCGCAGCAACGCGTTCACCAGCTCGATCACCAAGACATCCCGCTCAAATGCCCCTTGGTCATCGGTAAAAGTCCGTGTCGTACGGGAAAGTACGCCTTTGACCCGCACGTACTGCTCGGCCGGATCATGCCCGGAGCTGGCGAGCGTCAGCAGCGAGAAGTTGTCATTGATGTCGGGGCTCGGCGCGTCCTTCATCGCGTAGACCTGGATCGTCATCTGGCCGCTGAAGTGGTTTCCGAGCAGTACAAAGCGGGACTCCGTGCCGCGTGTGATGTAGCTCTCCACGCGGTTCTTGGCATCAAGGCGCACGTCACTGTAGGAGCCCGTCGCAAACATCGTGACGGTCACGCGCGGGTCTGCGGGCGGATCAATCAGCACCGCGATCGCGTCCTTCAGGACGTCCGGTGCGGGCGTATCCACATGCACAAACATCTTGCGGAGAGTGGTTCGGCCGGTAGTCCGCTCTTCATCACCGATATCCGGGAACAGGTTGTTCATCGCCCCGTCAACGATTTCGGTCTGAACCATGCGGCCACCGCCGTCAGGGTTATCGGTCAAGCGCTGCGACTGCCGCAGCTTGATATCGGTAGCAAGAATCGTCATGGATTACACCGTCATGAGGCGAAGGGTGATGGAGAAGAGATCCGCATCAAGCGCGGGGACAGCAAAGCGGGTGGGATCGACTTCGATGGCCGGGCCATCCGTGCGGCGCCAACGCACCTGGAATGACCGCTCGCCGCTGTTGTGGGCGGGCATGACCAGATCCAGCGGCGCCAGGCGGGCCTCGCTCTCACTGGCCTGCAACGCCCGTAGTACGGGCAGGCTGACGACGCCGACATAGGCGGTACCGTCCCGCGTTGTCTGGAGCGTGATCGGCCGCCCGGCCTGTCGCGCAGACTCTTGGACGATCAAGGCGCCCGTCAGGCTTGTACGCGCCTGCTGCCCAACCTTCCAGGCCGTGAACTCGTCCGTCCACTGGAGGTCAGCCGGCAGTTCAATTCCGGCAAGAACAATGCGGGTCATCAGCCACGCCCCCGCACAGAAACGGCTCTACTCTGCTGAACCTGGCGTAGGACCAGCGGAGCGACAAGGCCAGCGAGGCGCTGCGCTTGCTGCACCTCGGCTGCGGTGGCGCCGGCCACCACTTCCTTCGAAGGCAGCCTCCAATCAATGACAATGACCTGCTCATTGCTGCCGTTGCTGCCGATACGGGCGGCATCCGCCCTCGCCTGCGCCTCTGCCTCAGCTTCAGCCTGCTTTCGGCGCTCAGCGAGCGCGGCGGCGGCCTCCTGGTCTCGCTGCTGCCGCTGCCGCATGACCTGGGCCTCCAGTTGCGCCACCTCTGCGATTTCACCCTTGCCTACGTAGTCGAACTGCCCTGCCAGCCGTTCCTTCGCTGCTTTGGAGAGTTCGTCCTCAGCTTCGGCGGTCGCCTGGAGCTCTGCCTTGTACTCAGCCAGCTGCTTGCGCTGGTCAGTGACCCGGTTCAGCGCGTTGGCAAATTGGACAAGCGGGTTGGGCCCGCTGAGCTTGCGCATTGCCTGCAATGCCGATTCGGAGACCTCGCCAATGTTGAACGCCATTCCTTGCGCAGCGGCCCCGGCCTGCCCCATCTGCTTGCCCATTCGTTCGGAACTACTCCCTACCCGGTCAACCTGGTCCGCCGCACCTCCCGCGCTCTCGCGCACTTCCTCCAGCCGCTCGCGGCTGCGGCTGGCACCGTCTTGCAGCTGCCGCATTGCCACGTCGCTCACGTCGCCCAGCCGCTGCATGCTGCGCTCGGTGTCGTAGATCGATTCCTGTACTGCGAGCTGGCTATCGACGTTGTCCCGGCGCCACTGGTCACTGTCTGCGGCTGCAGCACGGGTTGCATCGGCATATGCCCGGAAGGCACGACGAACGTCTTCCACAGAGGCCTTGCCGCGCGCCGCGCCGTCACGGATCGCTTCGAAGGCGCTTTTGGCAGCGTCGCGCGTCGCATTGAGCGAGGCCTGGGACTGGATGCCAAGCCTGGCAAACTCGTCAGCCAGCGGGTCAATGGCGACCTGAATCTCGCGGATGCGAGCGTTCAGCGCTGCAGCCGACCGCGCGGCCGCATCGAAGCCGACCTTGCCCTGCCGCCCTGCTGACTCCAGCAGCGCACCCAGCGTTCGTGCTTCGTCCAGCGTCGCGACCTTGCCAAGCGCTGCCTTGAAGGCCGTCTCGATCTGGACGCCGGTCGCGATCGCGCTCTCAGCCACCGCACCGAAAGCGGCGATCGCATCCTTACCACCAGCGCTGAAGCTGACGCCCATGCGCGATGCGGAAACACCAAGCCGCTCCATTGCAGTAACAAGCGTGGTCTGCAGCACGGCGGCGGCATTGGTGGCGCCTTGCGGCATTGCCTCAAACGCCGACTGGGCCGATGCCTGGAAGCGGAGCAGCTCCTCCCCGGAGAGCTTCTTCAGCGTCTCCAGCAACCCATCGCGCACATTGCGCTCTGCGGCAGCGCCTTGGGAGGCGATGTAGCCCAACGCCGCTCCGACCGCCTCCAGGCTCGCCGTGTCTGCAAAGTTGAGCCCTTCGAACACCTTGCCGATCGATTCCTTCGCGAGCTTGGCGTTCCCGTCGATGCCCGCCAACTGCTGCACCACAAGCTGTGCTGCCGGGCCGATGCCGTTCGTGAGCGCGTCCGCAGCCGTCTGGACGCCACCCCGGAGCGCCGCAAAGCCCGTCGACACCTCCAGCAACTTCTGTGTGACCTGACCCAGCTGCTGCAGCTGCTCAGCCGTCGCGACGCCGGCCTTCTGCTGCATCAGCAGGAAGCCTTCCTGCGCCGTGAGGTACTGCTCCAGACCGGACAGGCGCTTCTCGTAAGCCTGCCGCTCCGCCTCGCCCAGCTTGGCGACTTCCTCGGCTGACTTGATGACCACGTCACGGTATGCGACGAAGGACACTGCCTGTTCACGCAGCTGCAGCGCAGAATCGCGGACCTGGCTGATGTAAGCGCGCTGCGCTTCACCGGCGCGCTTTAGCGCAGGGTCGTGCTGCTTCCAGATGTCCTGCGCCACGGTTTTGAGGACATCCAGCCCTCCCATCGCCGCTTCCAACCCCAGCACGGCCACCGTAATGGGGACTGCCTTCGGCAAACCGCGCAGCAACGCACCGAACCGACCGATTCCCCGGCTGCCGCTTGCGACCGCTGCATTGTTGGCAATCTGCGCGTTCGTGGTTGCGATCAGCGCGGCGCGCCATGCGTTCAGCTGGATCAGGGCCCCCACGATCTTGAACTGCGCGTATGCGGCAGCCATCAGGCCGATCACGCGAGCGTGGTCCACAACCCACTGCGTCGCGCCCTTCACCGCCTCGGCCATGGTGATGATGGCCTGGGCGGTCTGCTTGGCCCAGCGCGAGAGGCTGCCATCGGCGGCCAATCGATCCAGCGTGGTCAGCAGGGTGGTGAGCTGTTCCTTGAAGTAGGTCAGCACCCCCTGATCTGCGACCTCCTGCTTCCAATCCTTGAAGCGATCGGTGGCGGTCTTCCACAGGCCGGCGATGGTGCCCACCTTGGCCGCTGCAGCCGCACCACCATACGACTCGGCCAGCAGGTCGAGAATAATCGCCTGAGCCTTAGCCACCTGGCCGGTCGCTTCCAGACTCTTGATCAGCGACTTCTGGCTGTCATCCAGCGTGAAGCCTTGCTTACTCAGGCTCTCCATTGCCTTCGACGGCGTCTGCAGAGCCTTGCCTACGACCTCGGCAGACTGCTCCAGCGACATGCCCAGCCGCTGGGCCTGGTCGATGGTGATCTGCATCGCTGCCGGGAACTGCTCGCCCACGATGTTGGTGTAGGACAGCAGACGCACCTGGGCGGCGCTGATCTGCCCATCGTCAAACAGCCCACTCTGCAGCTGCTGGCGCATGGCGGCCAGGCTCTGCGCGGTGAACTCACTGGTGCGCCCCGTGGCGTGCAAGGCCGCTTCCAGCTGAGCCAGTTCCTGCTCAGCGTCGCTGCCCTCCTTCACGATGGCCTTGATGCCATCAACCACTCGGTTCAGGCCGACGAACGCGATCGCACCGGCGGCGACCGCCTTGAGCTTGCCGAACCAGCTGACCGTGCTCTCCGTGGCGTTTGCCAGGTCGCCGCTGCCGGCGGCGGCATCAGCGGCGCGCTCCCTGTACTCAGCCAACGACTTCGCGGCCGCCTTGCTGGTGTTAGCCTGCTTGCGGAAGGCAGCCTCGCCCTCCTCGATCTGCTGCTTGCGCCGCCGCCCCGCCTCGGCCTCTGCTGCAGCGGCCCGTGCCTGCTCAGTGAGCGCTGCCGCGCTGCGGGTCGCCTCGATACGCAGGCGCTGCTGGTGATCGGCCAGGTTCGCGGTGTTGACGCCGAGCGAAGAAAGCTCGTCGTCTGCTTTGGCTACGGCGTCCCATTGCTCGTTGAGCGCCTTTTTCAGGCGCTCGCCTTCCTTGCGAAGATCCCGCTGGGCTGCCAGTACCTCGCGGGAGGGCTTCTCCATCTCCCCGATCCCGAGGCTGAGCGCCAGCGCGGCCTTCTGATTGTCATCAAACTGCTTTTCCAGCTCCGCGAGATCGGCCAGCATGCCGTCGAAGGCATCCGCTTTTGCCGCCGCCTCGTTCAGCCCAGTGAGCGAGTCGAGCAGCTTCGTCGCCTTGCCAGCGGTCTCGACCGACACGTCACCCAGATCGCCGAACGCCGCGCGCAGTTCGTCCACACCCTCGCGGCCCTGCGTTTCGATGACGACCCGAATTGCCTCTTCCAGCCGATCAGCCATTGGAGCTTCCATTGACGCGCCACTGGCGGCGCAGTTCTGTCAGGTAGGTGGTGTGGAAGCGCTCGATCAGCCGGCGACGGGCCTCCAGGGCGCGGCTGTTGCCATCAGCACCCGAGAGCATCTCGAACGGGCTGGGCCCTCGGAGAATGCGAACGGGGCCACGGCCGTGGCGCTTTTGCTGCGCCCGATCCCAGCTACGCACCCGGATGGCCCTGCGGCCCTTGATCGTCGCAATGAAGGCACCGTCATAGGTCTTCGACTCGCCCACGCCAATGCCGGCCGTGGCACCTCGGGATTTGCGACCGGCCCAGCGACCACCGAACTCGATCAGCGAGATCTGCCGCGTGCTGGCCCAGATCGAAAGGAAGTCGTCCCTGCCACGCTTGCCGGTGCTGTAGCCACGCTCGCCCGTTTCCACGCGATACTTCCCGCGCAGCGCAGAGGCGCGGATGTTGTAAGAGGCACGGACCTCCTGCGCAGTAGCCGGCCCAGCCCGGCGCTGCAGACCAACGAACGCCCGCTGCACCGATAGGTCGTACCGATTCAGCACCTCGCCGGCCAGGTCGGTCAGGCCATGGAAGCCTTTTGCCCGCCGGCCGCTGACGTAGTACTTGAGCAGGTTGTTGTTGCGATTGGACGCCACTGTGCCCTTCCAGTTTCAGACCGGGAGGGCGCCCTTCCGGCGCCCTCCCCTCGCCGGGGTCACCGGCACGCTCAGCCCGCCGACTGCGCGGCGATCTTGAAGGTGTAGAGATCGGCCTCGCCGGCTTGGAAGATCACCGGGCCTGTAAGGGTCACCTGAATCGGCTCATCGCTGAACCAGTCCACGTCGCCATCAACGGTCAGGTCGACGTTCGGGATAGTCAGCAGGCCTTCGTCGCCGCTGATGCGGTCCTGCATGTCGCCCAGGATCTGGAAGGACTTGCTCGGCGTGGTGCCGCCGCTGATGGCGGTTTCCAGATATGCGTCGTACTTGTAGTTCGCCACGACGGTATCGCCAGCCTGCAGTTGGCCGCCGGACTTCGGAATCAGCAGGCCATGCGCCGAGTCGAGGGTGTAATCCGTGCCCTTGACCAGGTCGACCACGCCCTTCTTGAATGCCGGCTCGGTATCGGCCAGAAGGAAGTTGTGCGGCAGCTTCACCGGCGTGTCCACGCTAGCCACAGTCACGGAAACGTCCGTCGCGGTGCCGGCGGCGACCTGGGTGGCCACCAGCGTGCCGTACAGCATGCGGGCCAGGATGGCCGGCGGCACTTCCAGCGAGGTGATCGAGACGCTGGTGACACCAGGGTTGGAATCCTTGTGGATGATTTGCTGATAGCGCGCGTCGCGGCGTTTGCTCTTGATCTCCACCGAGTCGCCGGCTTCGTAGCTGAACGTCAGCGACGACTGCTCCAGCGGCTGGTTGCCGAACTTGTCGGCCGGCTCCGGGATGACGGGAATACGGGCGCCGTTCGCGCCGTGCTCCCAGAAACGCAGATCGCCTGCGAACTTGCGGACTTTGGGCTGTGCCATGGTGGTGCTGCTCCTACAGGTTGGGGACGGGCTCAAAGGTCTCGGTCAGACCAGCCCGCGCGGTGATCTGAGCGACGACAGCGGAATGCCCTGCGTCGTCTTCCAGGGTTGCCATCTGGCTTTGAAGCAACTCAAATTTGGTAATGCCCTTTGGCAGCAGCTTGTCGTTGAAGGTCAACACGCGAATCAGGTCGTACCTGGCGCGGTGCACGAGCAGCCGAGGGTTCACCGCACCGCTCTCTCGCGGCACCTCAAACTCAATCGTGACCGAGGCGTCGGAGTTGACCTGGGCAGACCCACCGCCGGTGCGCGACAGCTGTTGGACCGAAATGAGCGTGGCTGGTCCCGACTGCTCCTCATCCAGCTCGGCATCGTCGACCACGATCAGTCCCAAGCCTATGTCGGTGAGGAATCCGGCGCTGGCTCGGATCATCTGCACTCGACCGCGCAAGAACTCGACCAACTGCCAGGAAAGAGGTTCGGGCCGCTCAACCACGACGCACCAGCCACCGGCTGCGGGAGCCGTCGTCACTGAGCTTCTTCATGTTCACGAAGACTTCGCCAGCGACGTCGATGCGATCGCCCGGCTCAACCTCGACATCGGCTCGCAGGTATGCGACTTCCACGCGCCCGGAAACGAACTGACGCAGCTCACCGATGGTCTCCACATCGCGGTCGACGTAGACCCGCACGCCATCGGTCACGGCTCCGCTCTTCTCCGACGTCACCCTCGCAGTCGAGACCATGCCGGCGAGGGAAAATGCGCCGTGGATGGTCGCATCCATTTCACGCAGGAAATCCAGCTCGCTCATCGAGTACCTCCCGAACACAGCAGCGCATAGGCCTGAAGCCCCCTCACTTGGGCGTCGCACTGGGCGGCGGCGCCAACAGCTCGGCCCGCACTCTCAATTCGGTCGTCGGCTCGACCATCAGGCTGGCTGGCGGCAGCGACGGCTGCGGACAGCTCGGCGGTGGCGACGGTCGCTTGCCAGCGCTGGTGCAGGCGCTGGTTGCCAGCGCGAAGATCAGCGATAAGGCGATCAGAGGCTTTCTGTGCATCGTCCTTTTCCTTTTCATATGTGGCAGCCAGATGATTGGCTGCTTGAGCGCTTGCGCGTTCCGCTGCAAGCACGTCATTCGCCTCGGCCAGTGCCGTCATGGCGGCATCACGCTCATCGCGAGCCTTGTCTCGGGCAGCGGAGGCGATATCGGCAGCCCGGTGCGCTTGGGCAACCGAACCCCTTTGCCAGATGGCCAGGACGCTCAAGCCAAGCAGCAGCGCCAAAAGCACCCGATTCATGCCACAGGCTCCTCGACGGGAGGGACGACCACTCCCAACTGCTTGAGCGCGGACTCCAGCGAGATGACGCGAAGCCTCAGCCGATGAGCATCCTCTTGCGCCTTCATGCGCAAGCGAACCTCTTCGTTGTACTGCTTGACCACCTCCGCCTGGGAGGTCTCCAACGACTTCACCCGCTCAACGAGCCCGTTGAGCAGATCTACGTTGGCGTCGGTTTCGGTGCGCTCTTTGCGGCGCGCAAGAACCGCACCCCACGTTTCCCGGAGCAGCCACAGCGCGACTGCGCTGGCGGCCAGCCACCAAGGTGCCCCATTCCCGTCGACGCCCCCGGTCACTTCAACGCCTCGGCGATACCTGCCGCAACCACGTCGGCGTTCCAGTACATGCCACCGTTCTCATGCTTTGCGATGGCGGTCGCGAGGCGCCCCAATGTCACCGGGTTGTCCAGGCGGATGACTTCGGACGGCGACACACCTACTGCGGTGGCTACCTGCCGGACGTAGGCGCCAGTATCGTTCTCCACCGGAGGCGCCCAGCGCCCGATGATCTCTTTCACGGTGCGCAGGCCGTGCTTGCGCTGGTAGGTGAGCAGGGTCTTCGCCAGGGCGCGGAACCCGGCCTGCGGTGTCAGGAACACGCAGAAGCGCTGCTCGCGCGCGATAGCGGCGACGGAGCGATCCTCACCCTGCCACGGCGTGCTGGTGCGGTCGATGTTGCCAGGATTGTTGTTGCGTACGCCGCGCGGCGTGCTGGTGGTGCCCATGCGATTCCCCGATGTCGCTGTGGAAGAACCGGCACCGCTCACGCCACCCGGGCATCTGTGAGCGGTGCCTGCCTGTCGATTACGCCTTGGTCGCGTTGCCGGGCGAAAGACGGACTTCGGCGGTCGTCTGCCCGGTGGAACCGGCAGCCCAGGCAAACGCCGCACCGGTGATGTCGCCGGCCACGGCGGTCGCGGAACTACCGTCGACTGCCTTGGTGCTTGCGCTCCACACCAGCTTTTCACCCTGCTCGAAGACCGCCGTAGGCACCTTCGGCAGCGTGAACACGCCGCCCAGGGCTACGCTGCCCGTCGCGCCGGCGGCGATGTTGACCAGGGCAACCCCCAGCTGATGACCGACGACAACCGCCTGACCCGATGCAACCTGCTGTTCGGTGGTGTTGGTCCAGGGGATCACGTCCCCATCGGATACGAAGTTCTGTGCCATGTCTCAGTGCTCCAGTTGGGGATCAGCCGCAGCGCTGCACGCCGCGATAGTCGAGGGCGGCAATGCCGAAATCGAGGCGGGCCTTCCAGCGCACACCGTCGACGGTGAAGCCTTCCTCGTAGTCCAGGAAGGGTTCGGTGATCCCATCAAGGAATGCGACCTCGATGGCCGGACAGTCGTTCGGATCGGCGAACAGGTACCACTTGTCGTCCTTGATGCGCGCTGTGTCGACGATGTCGCGGAAGAGACCCTGCACCGCGTTCGGGCGCTGCAGCTTTCCTTCAGCGTCCGGGTCGTACTCGGCCTTGTTGGTGACACGCGCGGCACTGCCGTACTTGGTCGGACCGAGCCAGAGTGCCGGCGACAGATCCAGCACATCGTTCCCGCCCACGTCCTTCTGCTGGGCCAGCTGGACGCGCATCGCGTCGACCGAGGTGACGCTCGGCACTGCTGCCGCCAGGATGTTGCCGTGGTCGGCGTGGAAGAGCGTCTTGTTGGAATCCAGCTTCGGATTGCTGGCGAGGAACGCATACGCGTCGGCCTCAATGGTCCGCTTTGCGGCACGACCGAAGGCGGTTGCCAAGCCGAGGAACGCACCCAGGTCGTCGTTGATGATCGCCTGACGCGTCAGGTTGATGGTGTTGCCCTTGGTGCCAGCGGTGATGGTTGCCTTCTCGCCGTCCGGGATCTTCTTGTTCTTGAACTCGCCAGCCTCGGTCAGCTTGTCCAGGTTGCCAATGCTGCCCACGCGGTAGCGCGAATGCTCGCGGAAATCACTGACTGTGCCGGTGACGCACCAGCGGGACCAGGTGTCCGGCGCAACGGCGTAGGCCGCCTGCAGCGCCTTGTGCATCGTGCTTTCGAGCAGCACCGGGAAGTCACTGCCGCTCTGCGTGAACGCGCGACCGACCAGCTCCAGCTTCGCCATGCCATCGGTGCGTACGCCGCAGCGCTCCAGGCTACGACGGGCCAGATCCATCAGGGTCAGGCCGCGCACTGGATTGTCACCGGTGAGCGCGAAGATCCGCTTGGTTGCGGGATCGATCACCTGGGCTCGGTGCAGCAGCGCATGCGTCACAGCGGAGCGCTGCAGATCCTGCTCGTCCTCGGTGACGCTGATGCGGTTGATGTTGCCGCCAGCAGCGGCATCGCGCTGCTCCAGCGTGGTCAAGATCAGGCCACGCACGTGGTCGACCGAGTGACCAGCGCGAATCCAGCCAGCTGCATGCTCGGTCTGGCCGTGGCGGGCTGCCAGCTCCACGATGTCGGCTGCGCGCGTGTCACCTTCCGGAGCCTGAGCTGCGGCCGGCGCTGCCGGAGCCGGGGTGTTGTTGATGGGTTCCTGCTGGACCGCCGATTCGGCGGCGCGGGCGGCGGGCTGAGGCATGGTGTGCTCCTGCGACGATGCGCTACGGGTGAATACACAGGGGGTCCCCTGTGCGGGTTGATTGCTGCGGGTACCTGCTGCCGGGTCTGCCGGCACAGTGACGAAGCTGATCTCGCTCGGCGTCCACTCCACCGCGCGGTAGATCGGCAAATCGCCGGGGTTGACGGCGCGCTCGATCTCATAGCGCTGCACGGTGTAACCAACCGAGATATTGCGAATGATTCCGGCACCGATATCGGCGATTACGCCGGCCAGCTCCTCGCGACCGGAGAGACGGATAAGGGCGTGGCCTTCGCCATTGGAGAGCCAGGCGCGATCAACCACTCCCATCTGTGAGCCGATACCCCAGGTGTTATGGCTGTCCAGGACCGGTGCAGCGCCAGACGACAGACGCTCCATGTTGCAGGCAGCCTCATCAACTACCAGCTCTTCCCAGTAGTACGTGTCGTTCCACCAGTCGTAGCGGCGCACTCGGGTACCGGCGGTCCACTGGAGTTCGATCGTGCGTGCCTCGCTATCGAAGCTGGTCGGCTGCAGCTCGGCCTCACGCAACTGCGGGGGCATGAGGCGCGTCGTACCGTCCTGCGTCGGAGCCTGGATTGGCTGGGGCATGGTCATTCCTCGTTGGTTGGTGAGGCGTCGACCAGGCCGGTCCGGGCGCCACTGGATTGAAGGAAAGTCATCAGACCGAGGGCGCCGGTCTCTTTCATCCGCTTGAAGTCCTTGCCCATCTCGACGTAGACCGCATCCGGGTCGTAGCCACGCCGACGCAGCGCTTCACTGGGTGAGTTGAGACCGGCGCCCATCGCTGCGATTTCCGATTCGATGTCCTGCTTGGGGTTGACGTAGTCCCAGCGCGGCGTGCTCCAGTCGGCAGTGCTTCCCGTGGAACGCACCCCACCGCCAAGCGCAGCTGCTTCGTCAAACCAGCGCCAGATCGGCTTACACATCTGCGGGACGAGCACCAGCCACTGCATCTGCTCGCAATCACGACGGAACTCCATCTGCCGGATGCGGGCACTGGAAAAGTTCACCTCACGCATATCACCGGTGGCCGACTCGTAGGGGACACCGATGCCAGCAGTGATGATGTGCGCGTTAAACTTGCAGTATTCGACGTATCCCCCTGCCGGCTTTGGCTCGACAGTCTGGAAGGCGGTGGCACCAGTGATGTGGGTGACGCCACCGCTGGGCAGTGGCCCAAGGTCGGTGACCTGGTCGCGATCTGAGCCGAGCTGCGAAGGGCCGTCATCGTCCGCGTTGGACATCGAGTCGATGTCGCCACTGACGATAACGCCAAGCCGCGCTTCCAGGTTCTTCCGCGCCAGCTCGGCGTCTTCGTACAGCATCAGGTCGCGCACTCGCGCGATCACCGGGGCGAAGCGCGTAATGCCGCGTCCCTGCCCGGGGCGGACGGGGTTGTAGAGGTGGATGATGTCGGATGCCGGCACAAACGAACTGCTCAAGCGTACAGAGCCGCGCACAGCCTCACCGGGATGCGCTCCGAACAACCAGTAGCCGCGAATCCGACCGATCGCGTCGTACTCAATGCCGTTGATGATCTGACCACCGCCCGACGCAGACCCGTTCTTGTTCCCGTCCAGCCAGTCGATCTCCAGTACCTGAAGCTGCAGCGGGACCGCGAGACCGTCCGACTGACGCCTGGTGCGGCGGCGAATCATGCTTTCACCGTCCTGCTCCATCGCGCGATACGCAGTAGCCATGAGGCCGTAGATGTCCGACTTTCCATCCGCGTCCGCCACGTCGGCCCAGCGGCCCCATAGGGCGTCCAGCGCAGGAGCGTTCGGCCCTTCGGCCTTGGGAGTAATGCCAGTCCCGATCGTTGCGCTGACCAGCACCTGGAGGGACCGCGCGCAATACGGAACGTTCTGCACCAGTGCCCGAGCGCGGTTGCGCAGCTCGCGGGCGTCCGCCAGGTGATCGGTGTTCGCGCTGGCCCCCGCCCTACGAACACGCCAACCGTCAGTGCGCGAGGCGCCCTCGTAGGCACGTACCGCCTCCAGCGTCGCCCTGGCGCGGTGACGCTTCAGGGCTGCCTGCGGAGAAATGGCGCCGATGACCCTGTCCAGCAGCGAGGCCGCCATGTCAGAAGCCCCTCAGCGTCGTGAAGCGGTAACGGCGCGTGGCCGACTTCCGTCGTCCAGCCGTCGTGGCGGCAACCTCAGCCTCCATGCGATCCAATGCGGTCAACATTGCTTCGACGGACTGATACGTGATCTGACGATCACCATGCCGAACGGACAACTGGCCGCTGGCGATGGCGGCCTTCAGCCTCTGCACATCGTCTTTAGTCCAGCTCATCAGTGAGGCATCCGCGAGATCATGGATGCCAGTTTCCTGATCAAGTGCGGGTGAGTCTCGGGGAACTCACCCGCACCCCCTACTCATTGGCGCAAGGCTCATCAAGCAAGCGGTACAGCGTCCGCCTGTCGATCCTGAACCTCCTACACAGCGACCGTACTGACTCCTGTTCCTGCATTCCTTTCCGGATCTCATCCACAGGGTAGGCACTGCTTTGCATGCTGGCGGGGATGTACAGATCCTGGGCTGGGTACTCCTCGACAAGATAGGCCACCACGGCCTCCACAACGCTGCGTATATCGTCGCTGTCACATCGCAGGCGCAGCGCGGCGCCGACCGCGAGTTCCTCCGTTAGCTCACTGATTCGCACCTTGTTTCGGACTGTGTTCCTGCTCACCACTGCCTCCCCATGCCGCGAGGCTGCGCAGGCCGTTGCCGGCGAGGCACACTCGATGTTTCACGGGAATCAGTGGGAGCGTCGGCCTCCGACGCAGCAGATGGCGTTTCGCGTGAAACGCTCACGCTTGGCGGCGCAGCCAGCCGTTGTTCCAGAAGGTCCCAATCGGAACGCGTGAAGCGGTTGATACGGACCTCTGGGTGATGGGTCGCCGCGTAGGCATACACCCATGTGTCCAACGGCTCGTTTCGGGTCACCTTCTTCTCAAATCTATTCTTGACTGGGTTGTAGACCTCCGACACCAGGCCCGGGAAGAACTCCTCGGGCAGCTGGTCACTGAGGTGGACCATGCGATTCTCGGGCTTGCGCTCGGCGTCGGCCGACAGACGGCTGTAGAGGTAGTGCTTGGCTGCAACGGTCCCCACGTGGTTGATGGTGATGCCGCGCTTGTCAGTCTTGCCCTTCCAGGTGACGTCAGCCAGCTTGCCCTTGGACAGCACAGGAGCGTTGTTGGGTACAGCACCAAAGATGCACATTGGTCGGGTGATGCGTCGCTGACGGACGTAGTTCTTTACGGCCTCGGTGCGGTGGCCACCAGCGTCGATGGCCACTGCCATCGGCCGTAGCAGCGCGCCATCTTCGCGCTCGATTGCGCGGTTGAGCAAATCGGTCAGGGCTACCCACACCGCTTCCTCGGCTGGATCGCCCTGCAGTTCCACATAGTCCAGCGTCCAGGCGGTCATACCCCGCCCCCAGCCGACGACGTGAATAGCAAGACGGTTGTCCTGCGTATCCACACCTACGGTGATAGCCAGCACACCTTGCGGAGCCGAGCGAAGCGCATAGGGCTCGGCACGATCCTTGATGACGTTGTGCTTGACTGCCCGCATTGCGGGGTCTTCCCACGTCTCGGCCAGGCGGTCATTCACGAAGGTCTTGAGCGAAGCTGGATCGCCCTGCGCCTCCAGCCATTCTTTGACCAGGTCCAGCCAGCGTGGACCCAAGCCAAACTGGTAGTACAGGCAGTTGATGGTGTAGCCGCGGATCGGCGAGTCAGGATTGGCAGCGACCCAGCGCCCCTTGGCGATCATCTCAGTCTTGAAGTGCTCCTCGATCGCGACGCCACACTCGCAGCACGCATACCACGCGCGACTCTTGTCGGGCGACCACACCAGGCCACTCCACTGCAGCGCCTGGAAGTGGCCGCAGTGGGGACACGGCACGTGGTACCGGCGCTGGTCACTCTTGTCGTACAGCTTCGCAATCCGGCTAAGTCCGGCGATGCCCGGGGTGCTGATGTACTGCCGCTTGTAGGTGGTCGGGAAAGACGAAGTGCGGCCGTCCAGCATCTTCACCGGATCGTCGCCAGTGGAGAGCTGCTGCGGCGCCTCATCGATCTCATCCACCTGCAGGTACTTCACCGTCAAGGACTTCAGGCGCTGCGGGCTGCCCATGTGTTCCACGAACAGCTGGCCGCCGGCAAAATCCTTGAACGTGCGCTGGTTGGCGCTGTCGCGGCTGGCGGTGCTGGTCAGCGCCTTCTTTACAGCAGCGCAGACCTCGATCATCGGGTTGAGCTTCTGGGCAATCCACTTGTTCATGGACACCTCGCCCGGAAGCGCATACATCATCGGCCCTGGAGCATAGTCCATCCAGTAGGCCATCGCGTTCGTCGCTAACTGGCTCTTGCCGAACTGGATCGGAAACATGCAGACCTGGTCATGTATCGGGCTGCGGGCAGACATGTTGTCCATCGGCTCCCGCAACGGCGGGTTGCGATCGGTCACCCAGCGCCCGGGCTTGTTACCGCTCTTTGTGGACAGGCGCATGTGCTCATCGCACCACTGCGACACGCTCATGGGCCGTCGCGGCTGCAGCGAGCGGGCCAACACCGATGCCAGGCAGTGCTGTGCCTGCATCATTCCGAAGCCTCCGCAGCCTTGGCTGCCAGCGTGCGGAAGCCCTGGCTGAGCTCTTCCAGGGCGTGGCTCACCTCATCCCAGACCAAACGCCGGCACCCGGCCTCATCCAGTGTCGCGGCGAGCTGCGGCGCCAGCGTATCGGCGAGGCGCTCCATCGCTCCCCGGAACGTCGTGGCGTGCTCAGCCAGGAATGCCTCCACGTCTGCGCGCGGCAGTAGCAACCCCAGCTCCTTCTGCAGCGCGATGTGGGCCATGTGCGCATCGGTCTCGGCCTTGTCGGCCAGCGCTTTGGCCTTGCGCGCGGAATCCGGGGTCTGCGGCCGGCCGGCCCGTGAGGGCCTGGAATCGTCCTCGTCGCTATCCTCTTCATCGTCATCGATGTCGGGGGCGAGAGCATTGGCACCCTCCCCACTCCCCACCAGCGAGCTGCCACGCTCATCGGCGTGGCGCTGGGCTACGCCGGCATAGACCGGATCTGTGGTACGAGCGTAGAGCTCCAGGGAGGCGGTCTTCAGGAATCCCTTTCCGCCAGCACCCACCACCACCCTCCCCTTCTTCCTCAGCTCGACCACGTAGGATGGCTTGCAGCCGATCAGGGAGGCCAGCTCTTTGCCAGTGATCGTCACGTCATCCTCAGCCATTGCTACCCCCTACTCCATTTCCTTCGAAGATCGTTAAAGCGGAAAAACGCGCGCGCGCGAGCATGTGCGGGCTGTGCGGTGGCGTGTGCGGGATGCGATATCCACTGAATGGCTGTGGCACAAGCCGTGTGCGGCGTGTGCGGGATGTGCGCCCCCCCATATACGCACGCGAGGCGCATCGTGGTGCGACGGCATGACGCCCATTCGCGCCCGCGCCCGCCCATGTAGGCCGAGTCCCGCACGTCCCGCACACGCCTACTGCTGCAAGAGATTCACGGCAATTCAATGCCCGCACATCGGCCCGCACATCCCGCACGCACCGCACATTGATGGGTATAGTGATCACGCACGCCCCTTGTAGTCGGAGAACATGCGACGGAAGGACACGACCTGGTCTCCCAGCCATGCTGCCTCTGTCTTCCCGTCAGGCACGGCGCAGTTGCCGAGCATCAGGAAGCCGTGAGGTCCGTTCACGCTCTGCTCGATCTGGTAGCGCTTGCGCGCCCGGTCGGGATGGGTGATCTGGCGCTTGCGCACCAGCGCGTTGATGAACTTTGGTGACGGCGCCGGGCGCGGCAGGCCCTCTCGCGCACACCAGGCCTTATAGACCTCGTACCACTCCTTCGAGAGCGCCGGCATGGGCTTGAGCCCGGGGATGTCGTCGCCGTAAAGCTCGTCCAAGAACCGCTGCGGGCTATCCTGACTCAGGCCAATCAGCTCCTCTTTCGCCTGGGTCATCGGCGGGTTGGTGCCATTGGTGAAGCCGGTCAGATCCACCTGCAGCAAATAGTGGTGCAGCGCCGCCGTGGCGCCATTGCGGATATCGGCCAGCACCTCGGTGTAGAACTCTTGACTGAGCTTGTCTGGCGTCCAGATCACCGCGTGCCGCCGGTCATCTTCCTCCAGCACGACCGGCATCGCCTCGTTGGACAGGAACACCAGGTTCGCGTGATTGTCTTCTTCGTAGGCCTGGATGTTCTTCGGGTTGATACGGATGCGGTCACCCGTGATCAGCGCCTTGAGCTTGTTCTTCAGGTGGTACACCTCGGTGCGTGCAACCACTTCGTCGGCCAGCAGGAACAGCTTGCGGCTCGCCCAGTCGTTGAACTTGTCTTCCAGCGCCGCCTGGTCAAGCACCCGGCCGTACTCACCGTAGAGCTTCATGTACTCATCGAAGAACATGTTCTTGCCGGTGCCCTGCGGACCATGGATGACGATGGTCGATTTCATCTTGGCGCCAGGGTGCTGCAGCGGGTAGGCCAGCCATTTGACCACCCAGTCATACAGCGCCTTCTGGTTAGCTTCGTTGCCGCACATGTGCCAGAGCAGCTGCAGCAGACGGTCGCAGTTGCCCTCCTGCGGCACCGTCGGCCAACCGGCAAAGAGGTTGCACGTCACCCCGGGCTTCTCGCATGACGGGTCGAAATCCACTTCCCGCACCCGCACGATTGACCGATCCGAATGCTCCATCCACGCCCGGTGCAGTTCCTTGCGCACGCATGCATCGCGCATGTCGCCCAGGGCAACCAGCATGTGCTCTTTGTGGTCGAACACCGTGCCACCCTGCCCGTAGACCAGAGCGAAGCGCTCAAGCAGCTCGTTCAGCGAATGGATCGGGGCAAGACGATCATTCCCCTCGCCCCCGTCGCTGGTGATGGAAGGCGCGCGTTTTTCGGCAGGCACCCGCCACGACAGCTCCGTGAGGCGGGCCTCGACTTGGGCGCGAACGACATGCAGGCCTTCCTGGGCGTGCAGATCGTTGAAGTCGCTGACCTTGCGGCCGTTGTCGATGAAGCGCTCCCGTCTGGCCGGCTCATCGGAAAAGAAGGGGTGCAGCACCGCTCCGCCCACGTCCAGCGCGGCGGCCTCGGCACCGAGCAGGCCTGCATTCGACGCGCCGTGCGGCTGCGCGCACGAGGGGCAGAATTGCGGATGGTCGGCGAGCACCAGGCGGCTCTTGCAGTGTCGACACTTCTGCAGCACGTCGTCGTCGGCGCACAGCAGCATCTTGATGCCGCGATAGCGCTTTGCCAGTGCCGAGGCGACGGCCAGCATGTTGCCGGCGTCGAACGCCACTGCCACCGGGTATCCCGTCGCCATGTGTAGCGTGGCCGCAGTGGCATAGCCCTCGGCCACCAGCAAGATCCACTGGGGACTTCCGCCGATCAGATGGAAGTGGCCCTTCTTGACCATGCCTGCCGGCCAGTACTCCTTGGCCGGCTTGCGTCCTGCGGCGGCCAGCTTCGCGCTGCGCAGCACCTGCAAGCCATGCACCTGGCCGTTGACGTCCAGCAGCGGGACGAGTGCCGCGCCGGAGGTGCCATAGCGCAGACCGAATCCCTGCACGCCCTTGCTGACCAGGTAGTCGGCCTCGCCGGCTGCATTCGCCTTGGCCCAGGCCGACGATGCCCGCTCGGCCGCCCGCTTCGCCTGGGTCTGGCGAGCAGACTCGGCCCTGCGACGATCCTCGGCCAACCGGTTGCGCAGCGCTTCGCGCTGTTCATCAGAGAAGGTCTTGTCGCGCTTGCGCAGATCAACCTTGGTCGCGCCGTTTTCGTTGCCGTGCCAGACGCCATAGGTGCCGACGACCAGCACTTCGCCGGCCGAGGTATTCAGTTCGTGCAGCGCGTACCAGCCACGGCGCTCGCGTGAGCCCTCGACGCGGCAGCGAACCATGCGCCCTGTGGTGTCCAACTCGGTGACCAGCAGGCCGGCTGACTGCAACTGCTGCAGCACATCCCCATAGTTCTCAGACATTCAGTAGTTTCCCGAGCCGCTATCTACCCAGGAAATGCGCGTCGGAATACCCGCGTCCGTCAGGTCCAGGGAGGACCCAACGCTGGTATCGAGAATCGCTCTCAATGCCAAGGCGGATTCAGTAGCGCGGCCAGCACGTGGCCTTTCACAAGCCACCCGGGGGGATGGGGCCGAATCAATGCTTGCGTGGTACATCAGGGTTCCCCAAAGGCAGGCAGTGCTGCCGGTTGTCTTGCTGCTCTTGTCGCTGGCGGATGCGCTCGCGCTCTGCCAATGCCTCATCGCCTATCAGTCCCGGCACCGCGTCAGTTAGCGCGAGTGCTGCGAGTTCCATGGCATGCCGCGCAGAAGCGCCGGCCTGACCACGCCGTCGATACTTGGATCGATGGGCGCGGTGAACTGCCACGTCAGTCCTCAGCCCCCTGCTGACCAGCAGCGCGGCACGCATTCCGCTCCAGCCTGAAGCAGAGCGTGCGCACTTCGCGGGACAGGTCCTGGATGCGATCAGCCTCTGGAATGCTCAGCCGTCGGTCGGCCAGTGCATCAATGCCCGCCCCAGCCAGTTGGCCTGTCAGTTTGTGCAGTTCGAGGAGTTTGCTCTGGATCGCCGCCAGCTCGTCAGGCCAACCGCCGACAGGTGGCGCTGGCACGTAATCCACCATCAGGCCAAACTGTCCAGCCAATGAGCACACCCAGTCGGTTGCCATTGCCTGCGTACCCACGAATCGCTGTAGGTACTCGGTGAGGATCTCGGCCATCTCCATGGAGACAGACTCGCCCTCGATTCCACGCAACTTCTTCCGCAGCGTCTCTGTAGTAATGGACTTTCCGCGACGCTTGCTCACGTGTGCAGCAGCGTCTTGCACACCACCTGGTGCGCAGGAAACTGCATTGTTTAGGGCGTCCCGCCAATGCAGATCAGAGCGAAGGCAAGTCATGCGCCCTCCCCCTGAAATGCCGAGCATTTCATCGTTCCATGCCGGCCGGTGCCGCCCTCAAAATTCCGGCTATGCCAGAGATCATCAGCTTCCCTCAGCGCATGCGCTTTCAGGCCATTCGATCCTTTGACGTTCGCACCGGGACAGGCGGCGTTGTTGCGGTCTTGTGGGCGCCCTTGCACTCCGAACGCCAGAAGGAGAATCATCGCCAGAAGCATCAAAACCACCCCGCCCTTGCGGAGCTGCTGCCGAATGAGGTGCAGGCGGTAATGCTGGTGCCCGCGAACCCAACCGAAGCGAGCTATGGCGACGGTTAGGGCAGGATCACGGGCTGGCATTAACGACCCCCGTCGATCCGACGACTCTCTTGAAATAGCCCACGATTGCGCCGTCAGCATCACGCTCCCAGCGCACACCCGGGATCAGTTCATCGGCAGTCACTCTTCCCCCGAGGGTATCGGCGCGCAGCGCAGCGTCCTGGTTCTCGGCCATCGCCGACGCAACGGCCCGCTCAATGGCAATCGCCACCTCCTCAGTCACACCGTTCTTGCGCCAGTGATAGACATAGCCCGTGGCGGGCTTGCCGGTAACCCGACGCGCCAGCTCACTTTGGGTGCCACAGATCGCGATAGCCCGTTGCAGAGGGGTCATGGAATGCCCGTTCACAAGAATTCTTGCGGTAAATTAGCGCAATCTTTCTTGCGAATCAACAGTGCAAGATTGCTTGCATGTTGATAGGTGAAATCACACGGGGCCTTATGGAGGCCCACGGACTTGGCGTGGAGGCTCTTGCAGCCCGTGTCCGCGCAGCGGGCGCACCCAACGTGAAGTACCAGCACATCCAGCAGTTGCTCGACACTCCAACCCGCCGCCCCCGGTACATCCCGGAGCTGGCACGCGCGTTCGGCATGTCTGTTGAGCAGTTCCTGACTTGGGACAAGGGCGAGCCGCTCTGTGCCCTCTCAGCACCCCGTTCTGCACAATCTCAACCAGTGCAACTCGACGCCCCTACGCTTGCCGCGTCGTACCAACTTGTCCGCCTAGCCTGCCTTGCGCTCGGGTCTTCATTCGATCCTGAAGACGCGAACGACGCCTCGATTGTCATCTTGGCTCACAACTACCTGGCCGCCCGTCAGGAGAAGGCAGTTACGCCAGACAACGTGGTCGACTTCACCGCACACCTGCGGAAGCGCCAGATTTCAAAGGGGGTTGATCATGAAGGAAGCGGCAGCACTGGAAGCTCTCGCGCAGGCACTCGCTAGCAAAGTTCGGCAGCAGGCACGGCCGCCCGACGCAAGGTGCCCACGACAGTGCCACGCGACAGCGTCAAATGACGCGATCGCCTTCGCCTACATCCGCAGGATTCGCCTGCTATGTGAAGCCTTCCAGCTGAGCTGGCTAGTCGACCAGCACCTGGTCCTGAGGCAACGCCTAACCGACCTTTCAGCGAAAGAGCTTCGTGCGTTGCTCTGCGAGATGGAAGAAGCAAGGGAAGCCATCATGGAAGGCTTCCCGCTTGAGCAGACTGGGCTCATCAAGAACATGGCTGAAGTACTGCCGAACCCTTGACGAGGACGGTTACGGACTATGCCCGCCGCGTTCCCGGATGAAGTCCTGTAGCGTCTGCGGCTCACGGTCATCTTTGGACGTGGCCACGCCTGCCACGTCCCCTGCCTCAAGTCCTTGGTCCCTCAACCCCTGCCTAGCCAGCAGCCGATTGTTCCTGCGTTGCTCCTCGATAAGCACCCGCAGTAGCGGCTTGATGCCGAACACGGCAAAAGGCATGAGCAACCCCATAACCACCAATGCCAGCACGGCTAAGGCAACCAGCCAGACGCCCAGAGCGCCCAGTGTGCTGAAGAAGACTTCCATACAGCTCCCCTCCCTCCATAGAAGGCCTGAAGGTTAGCATTCGAGGGCGCATTCAGCTGCGGCGAGGACAGTCTCCTGGCCGGCACTAGTCCACTCCAATCGCATCGACGCAAGTTTTCTTGTTGACGAGCGCGCAAGTTTGTTTGTAGAGTCCGCCCTGCCAGCTGTGCAGCTGGCGGGCGACCGGCGGGTCGCCACCCTACTGGCCCCTCCCCTGGCCGGTAGCAGCCGCCCCCTCGGCCCCTGACCCGCCGGCGCCCTCCTTCGAACAGGAGCGCGCCATGTCTCATCGCTACGCCGATCCAAGCCCCTGCCTGCTGCCGTTGTTGGCCGTGAAGGCCCTGCGGGCAGTGGCAGCACGCGATCACAGCACCGCCCGAACCCTGTGGGTTCGCAGCAAGGGCGAACACAGCCGCAACCAGCTGCGCCGCTCCCGGCGCATGGGCGTTGCCAGCCTCCGCCTGGAAGCCTGCTCACGGGACCTGTCGGCCGAGGTGCGGGCATGAGCGCGCTCACTGCAGCCGCGATCCTGCGCCGCCTTGATCGCGAGGCGTTCAGCCAGCTCTGCGCTGAGGCCGCCCGGCTGGCGGTCGAGAACGAGGAACTGCGGCACCAGCTTTGGCTGGCGGAAGATGCCGCACGCGCTTGGCAAGAAGACGCGATGAACCTCCAGCAGGATCTTTGCGAAGCAACTGGCGGGCACCCTGGACTCACCGTGGATGGCTCGCTCGTCGTCGTACCGAACTGCGAATCGTCGGCCGAGGTGCGCGCATGAGCCGCTGCGCATTCGTCGGTGAAAGAGAACAGGTGCACCTCGTGCAGATGGCCGGTTCTTGCACCCTGACGATCACATATGACCAGGGCGAGCGTCAGTTCTCGCTGGCCCTCCGCCGCAATGCGACCGCCCGACAGAAAGCGCGCGGCATTGATGGCGCCACATTGAGCCAGCTCACCCTTGTACCGGACCGCCTGATGGGCATTCGGAGGGACGACTGCGGCCGTCTGCTGCTCAAAGCAGAGAACACGCATTTTTGGGTGCCCGAGAAGGAAGCCGAGGGCCTCAACAATTGGCTCAATCTACTGAACCGCCTGCTCCTGGCATCTTCTCAGTCCAGCACCGACGGAGCGACGCAATGAGCCGCCGCCTCCGCATCGCCTGGCTGGCAGTTGCACTTCTGGCTGCCGTTGTCGTGCCGCTGCGCATCGCCGAGATCCACGGCGCCCACGCCGACCGCAATGCGGCCAAGGCCCGCTGGGCAACCAGCAGTTCGGTGAGGGGCTGACCATGCGCCAGACCTCCCGTCCGCTGCCTGCATCGGTTCCCTCCTGCGGCCACGGCCATCGCCCGCAGATCGTCACCACCAGCGGCGCCCCCACCGGCCATCGCCTGGGGACGGCTTGCCCCGACCTGGTCCACATCGAGTGCCACCGCTGCGGCATCGCGACCCGGCCGGTTCCCTGCGACCGTGCCGCGTTGGCCGAGCTGCGCTGGACCGACAGCACCTTGGCCCACTACCGCATTCCGATCTCCCACCTCGCCCGCCACCGCGGCGAAGTGCTGGCCGAACTCGCCTCAGCCGCCCCTTCCACCTCCATCGCAGCCTGACCAGGAGACACGCTATGGCCGCCGCACTCAAGCCGAAAGAACGCGCCGCGCTGCTGGCAGCGCATGCCGCTTCGGACCACGCATTGCACCGCACCCGCGCCGGATTCGCGCCCACGAACCGACCGGAGAAGGTCTTCACGCGCCGCGTCATGAACTGGCTGGATGAGCGCGTGCTGATTCGGTACGACGATCCACAGCTGCCGCGCAAGGCGACCCTGACCGATCTCGGCCTCGCTGCCGCAGAGGCCGAGATCGCCAAGGCACGCGACCTGGCGCTGACGGCATGAGCGTGCAGCCCATGCTGCCAGTTGAGCAGCAATTCGCCACCGGCCATCAGGGCGAATCGCTCGTGCTGATGGTGTGCCAGGGCTGGCTATGGGCCGGCCTCTACACCGCAGCGCCGCGCGAGTCGCTCCTGAAGGTCGCCGCCAGCGCCAGCCGGAGCGTGGGGGTATCGCACCACTCGCTCACCCTCGGCGGCGTCACGTTTTCCCTCAACCGACTTGCCGCACAGGCCGCGCATCGCTGGCTCGACCGCCAGGGCGTGCGCGTTCGTTCGATCTCCCCCAACCACCGCGCTACGCGCCGCACGCGAGGAATCGCCGCATGAACCGTTCTGTTGTCATCTACGGGCCGCAACGCTGCGGCAAAACCACCAACGCGCAGGAGCTGCGCGAGCACTTTGGCCTGCGTGAGGTACTGGACGACTGGGACGGCCACACCGCGTATCCCCTGGAGGACACGCTCGTCCTGACCAACAATCCGGATGCCGTTGCTCACCGCTCGTCGCGTGTACTGCACCACGGCTGGGCAATGCGCGAACTGCTCGCGGAGGCTCGCGCATGAGCGCCCGCCCGCAACAGATCGGCCGGGCCGCCGAAGTGCGCAAGGTCCTGTCCATGTTCCCGCAAGGCGCTACGGTCGAACAGATCAAGACCGCCGGCCGCATCAACAGCACCCACCAGGCTATCGGCTACACGCTGAAGGGTTTGGCACGCAGCGGCCAGGCCATCTGCCACCGCTCCGGCGTGCGCGGGATCTGGCGCCTATCCAGCCACATGCAACATGCGATCGCACCGCTGCGTGCGGCACCCGTGCGGGAACGACCGACCTGCGTGGTAGGTCCGCTCACCGGCGTCAGTGACGCGGCGACCACGATTCGACACAGGGAACTCGACCGGCAGCAGTTGGCCGACGACCTAGACGCCTTCCTCGCAGCAGGCGGCCACATCGAAGTGCTGGGGCACACCCCGCTTCGCCCGCTGATGAGCCGTCATGCGGCCAACCACGGTAGCTATGCAGAGCGCATGGCAACCCACGACATCGACTGAGGCCTCCATGAGCAGCAATTCGCACGCAGCGACCGTCACGGAACCCGGTAGGCCTGGCAGTACCTATTCCGATGGCCCGGTCTGGCATGCCTTCGGCCTCAGTCGCGCCGCCTACCTGGTGGTGCCGCGCCGAACCCTGCAGTCCATGCCCATCGACTGGCAGGAGCGCTTTGTCGCGCTGATCAAGGAGGCCCGCGAGGCATTGCCTGATGAGGCTTTTCCCCAGTACCAGGCGGTGCGGCTCAGAGACGGGAAGTACGCCGCTGATCCCAACGGCCGGTACCGCCGCATGCCGCCGTTTCCTCGTCGCCGCTCCGGGGACGCCAACGCCGCATGCGAAGCGCCGCTCGCTGGCGCCTTCGTGAACACCTTCACTCTATTCGATCAGGCCCGCCAATGACCGCGAACCTCACGCTTCTCCCCACGAACTGCCCCGTTCTGCGCGACGCATTTGACACGATCACCGCGATCGCGGTCGAGGCCGCCTGGCTGCCGAACCAGGCGAAGGCCATCACCGTCGCCCAGGCGCAGACCGCGCTGCGTGACCTGCATCATCGCCTGCCCCGGCAGCAGGATCTGCGCGTGTTCGAAGCCCCCGTAGCCGCGTATGTCGCGACGCTGCGTAGCAGCCTGCAGGACGGCGACACCCCGCTCTGCGATACCACCCGTGCCCGGCTGGCGCAGGCGACTGAACTGCTGGAGCTGGTCAGGAATCAGACTCGCACTGTGGTCGACCCAGCGGACCCTTGGCGTGGCATGTACCACCCGAGTCGCCTCCCAGCGCGCAACGCCGACGGCGAGATTCTGTGCCATCCGGACGTGCCAATGTGGGCTGACGGTCGCGAGGTATCGCTGCGGCCGCTGTTCCTCGCACAGGGCTTCGACCTGGCCGTGGTCGAGGGCGAATTTTCCGAAGAGGGCATCGGATCGGGCGTTTACAGCGCCGCACAGGAACTGCACGACTGGAACCCGGAGGCACCCGGAGAGGACTGGCGTCTGGCGTGGCTAGGCGAGACGGAAGACGGTCTCGCTGCGTGGTTCGTGCGGCCCCTGGCCATCGCTGCCATGCACGAGCGGAATGGCGCAGCCTGATGGACCCAACGCTGAGCGAGCGGCACCACCGATACCGGGTCAAGGCCGGCAGAGCAAAGGCCGCGCTTTACGCCCGCGTGGTCGAGAACAAGCGCTACACGATGCGCCAGATCGCTGACGAACTGGGCGTGTCGTTGACCACAGCAGACACGCGGGTGAAGCGTGGTCCATATCCCCTCACCCGGGAATCGCTGCGCCTGGCGCGCCTTCCCGCCAACAACAAGGACATGCAGGCATGAGCAACGACATCAGGACCCTGGCGGAGGTGCGGCCCGGTGGGAGGGTGAGGCTGGGGGATCCGGCCGAGCGGGCCGAAGATTCCGGTGATCGGAAGTACCTGACAGCAATAGCTCGAGCACTTCGGGCTGCCTACCGACACCTGGACATGGGATCGATGCGAGTCAGCCACTGCAACGACGCTGCCATCATTGAAGCCGCGTTGAAGGATGTCGACACGTTCGATTTGAACGCGGCTATCGCCGCCCTCTCCGCCCAGCCCTCCCCGGGTGGTCAGGGGGACGCGCCGAGCATCGACTACGAAGATCTGCTGGACCAGGCCAAGGACTTGATCCACTGCGGCTGTAGCGTTAACGGTGCCTTCGAGTGGCTGCTGGAACAGTTGACTGACGGAGAAGCGCTCGCCGCCCGCCAGCCGTCCAAGCAACCGGATAGCGTTGCTCTGGGCGAAGCAACGGAATTCTGCATCGAGAAGGGCGACCACCAGCCGGTGGGGGAGCCGGTAGTCACGTATTGCGGTCGCAGGCTTACCCCGGAAGGCACGCGTGAGTGCTGGGGCGTTCTGTCCGCCGGCGTGGAGGACCTGCCGCAAGGAACGAAGCTCTACGCAGCACCCGCGCAGGCCGTGGACCTGGGGCAGCAGCAGGACGCTGCACGGTGGCGGGCCATTGCGCCGCACCTCTCGGTCGAATGGGACGAGGACGAAATGCTCAAGCGATGGACGTGGATCGACTTTAAGGGCGACGCCTTGAGCGTTCCTACCCGGACGCGCGAGTCCTACGCCAGTGTGGACGAAGCAATGGACGCAGTGATCGGCAGCCAGGCGGTGGGCAAATGAGCCGTGCGCATCCCTACGCCGCACGACCGGAGGCAGCCACTCACACGTGGCTGACCCCTCCGGAGATCATCGCGGCCCTTGGCGCGTTCGATCTGGACCCGTGCGCCGCTCCGTCGCCGCGCCCGTGGCCGACCGCCACCCAACACATCGAGCTGCCAGAGGACGGGCTGTCTGCAGAGTGGCATGGCCGGGTGTGGTGCAACCCTCCGTTCGGTCGGCACACCGAGGCATGGCTGGCGCGCATGGCCGATCACGGCAATGGGGTCGCATTGGCCTTCGCTCGTACCGAGACGGCCATGTTCCAGCGCTACGTGTGGCGTCGCGCCAGTGCTGTCCTGATGCTGGCGAACCGCCCTCATTTCCACCGGCCAGACGGCACCCGCGCCCGTGGCAACAGTGGCGGCCCTATCTGCCTGATCGCATATGGCGAGGCAAACCGACGCGCCTTGATCGACAGCGGCCTGCCCGGCGCAGTCATCGTCGTGCACCACTTCCAGCAGAAGGAGCCGACGAATGGCTGACCAGCTGCTCACCGCTGCACCGTGGCAAGGCCAACCTGTCATCGATCAGGACCTGGCATTCAAAATCGCCGACGGCATCGTTTCGCGGCGGCTCGCCAAGGGGTGGTCGCGTCAAACCATCCTATCCAGCATCGAGGCAGGCCCCACTCCATGCAGGCGTGCGTTCTACCTGATGCGCGGCGGCATCATCGCCGTCGCCCTCTTCCCGATGACGCAGTTGAGCGATATGACCGGTCGCGGAAACTGGTACTCAATCCGCGACTTGTTCCCGCCGCTTCCTGATCGCACTCATGCGGGTACTGAACATCTGCGGCCGTTCCAGGTCGGTGACAAGGTATGGGCTTGGTACAAAGACGAGCCCAGGGCTGATTACGGTCAACCCGATCAGCGGGGCGACGACACCAACTGGAGTCGTTGCTTTCCGCTGTTTACCGTCAAGAGCGTGACTGGCCCACACCTCGAATCGGGAAGGTTCGCGGGTCGGCCGCACTACCAGGTGCAGCTCAGGTATCGCGAAGGGCCGCCCGCCGGTCACTACGACGCGGGCTACCACGACGTTTGCCCGATCAAGGGGCGCCCCTGGCAGATGCGCGGCGACGGCGATTACCTGCAGTTGGTGCGCCGCGCACCGCCTGCGGTAAAGCCACGCCGCGTTCGGGCAGCACTGGCATCCACTCCCACCCCGCCGCCGGCATTCCCGGCCCAACTGGGCTTGTTCGCATGAACCTCTCACCGTCTATTGGACTCGGCGCGCGGGACTTCTTAGCCGATGCGTCGATGCCGCCAGTAGTTAAGGCCCGCAGGGTCAAGCACGACCTCGCAGGCTACGGCTACATGCGGTCGATCATGCTTTTCATGAAGTGGGCGCACGAGCAGGAGAAGTTCCCTACAGCCGAAGAGGTGATCGCGCGGTTTAGCGTGAGCCGGGCGACGGCTTATCGGCTCACGAGCGCGCTCGCCGATACCTACGGCATCGACCCTGCCGTACGGCACAAGGAGCGCCGATGAATCATCAGTATCAGCGTCGCGAGCCCCGTCATATGAAGCAAGCCAATGAAGGCCAGGTTGAGAGCTTGGACGACACACTTGGCCTTGAAGGTGCAGCTCGCATGATGCGCTTGGGCCTCGAAGCCATGAAGGAACTCGTGGACAAGGGTGAAGTGCCTGCCGTGCGCTTGAATCAGAAGCACACGGTCATGCTGCGTGAGGACCTGATCGACTTCCTGCGTTCGGAAGGGCGCAGGCAAGCTGCTGAGCGCAAGAAGTCGGCCATCGGGACCCGGCTTGCAGCCAACACGCCCGAATCAGTTCCGACCAGACGTGCAAGCAAGTCCCGTCGCACAAAGATCCCCGACCTCCGCGCTTACGAGCAGGCCGATCACCAAAGCTGATCGGCCAAATCGGAAGCACGCAAGTTGGCGTATCGCTTCAGCTGGCGCGGATCGCGATGCCCGGTGATGCTCGCGATCTTGATGTCTGTCAGCGTGGTCTTTTCGTACAGCCGGCTCGTCGCTTCGTGACGTAGATCGTGGAAGCCCAGATCCGCGCATCCGGCCGCAACGAAGATGCGCTCGAACTGGCGCGACAGCTTGCTCGATACACGCCGCAGGGCGAGCGGAGTACGCTCACCCGCCCAGAATGGGAATAGCCGGCCTTCGTAATCACCCTCATACGCGGCAAGCTTCGCCAGCAGTACCGAAGTCATGGGTACCTGACGCTTGCTCCCGTTCTTTGTCTTGTCCAAGAAGATCGTGCGCCGCGACACATCGAGCTGGCTGCGTTCTAGCGTGTAGATCTCCCGCATGCGCATGGCGGTTTCCAGCGCCATGTCGAACATCAGTATCAACGCCGCCCGCTGTGGCAGGTCGAGCGGCCGCTGCCGCCCCGGTGGCTTGGCGCCGGCCAGGATCTCGCGGATGCGTTCTTCCTCACCAGGTTCCAGACGGCGATCGCGCTCCTGGTCAGCTTTCGCCTCCCCATCTATGCGCTTCACGGCGATCTTGTCATCAGCTGTGTACGTCGAATAACCCCGAGGCAGGAGCCGCAGTGGATTCATTGGCAGTGCGCCATGGGCAGCCAGCCAATCCAAGGCACGCGAGAGTGCCCCCACGTAGTGTCGGATCGTTGAAGGCGCAAGGTTCTGCTCGCGCTTCATGGTGGTGACCCACTCTGTCGCCCAAGTGAAGGTCAGCTGCGGTAAGGTGATGCCGATAGGCAACCGCGAGAGCAGGACCGGCAGCAGCTGCTCGTCATCGACAGAAATGTGCTGCGCGCTCCGATACTCCGTCACCTGGCTGCGCAGGTCCTTCGCCGCCGCCTTGGTGTTTGCCAGCTCCTCCGGCACCACCCCACGGTCGAGCAGTGCCTCCAGGCGACGCACATACTCGTCGCCTTCCGCCTCAGAGGCAAAGCTCAGGTAGACCGGCTGGGGCAGCAGTCCCGCCCGCTTGATCGTGTACTGCCAGGAGTCGCCCCGGCGTCGCTTGGTTGCCAT